GACTGCTGCTGCTATTTGTAAGTGTCTTCCTAATATAGACCTGACTGTAATAGAATCACCAGATACTCCTATTGTAGGTGTTGGTGAAAGTTTATTACCTCAATTCAATGCTTATAGAGAATTGTTAGGTTTAAAAGATGAAGACTTTATGAAGTCAACTGGTGCAACATATAAACTAGCAATACGATTTGAAGATTTTTATAAAAAAGGTGATGGTGGATGGTTTTATCCGTTTAGTGTTCCTAATATTAGTCCATACAAAAATGGTAGAATGACTTGGCACGTTAAAAAAATGTTACAACCAGAAACTAGTAATTTAAATTATTACGACTCAATGTATCCTTTAATGGCACTAGTAAATAATAATACCTTTGATGATAATAAATCTAACGATATACCTAATTTTAATTTTAATAATGATGTATCTTATCACGTTGATGCAGTTAAATTTGGTCTATGGTTAAAAGATAATTTTTGTAAACCAAAAGGTGTAAAACATATAAAAGAACATATTGATACAGTTGAAAAAGATGACAACGGTATTGTGTCTTTAAACAATAAACATAAAGCTGATTTGTTTATAGATTGTACAGGCTTTAAATCTATGTTATTAGGTGAACACTTAAATGAACCATTTGAAAAATATGATGATATATTATATAATGATGCTGCCTGGGCAACTCAAATACCATATAATGATAAAGAAAAAGAATTAGTACCATATACAAATTGTACAGCGTTAGGATATGGTTGGGTTTGGAATATTCCTGTTTGGGAAAGAATGGGTACAGGTTATGTACATTGTAGTAAATTTATATCAAAAGAAGATGCACTAGAAGAATTTAAATTATATTTAATTAGTAAAGGTCATAAAGTAGATAATCTAAAATTTAGGTATATACCAATGAGAGTTGGAATGCACAAAAGAACATTTGTAAAAAATGTAGTTGCTATTGGATTATCAAACTCATTTGTAGAACCATTAGAATCAACAGGTCTATTAACTACACACGATTTTATTTTTATGTTGCTAAGAGTATTGACAAGAGATAAAAAAGATATTACAATAAGTCAATATGACAGAGATAATTTTACTTCAATATGTAAACACATTTTTAGAAATGCAGCAGAGTTTGTTTCTTTACATTATTCGTTATCACATAGAGAAGATACACCATATTGGAAATCTATAATGAATCATAATTGGTCAAAAGATTTAATTGATAATAAGCCAGTAAAAACACAAGGTCATCAGTGGGCTAGTATGAGAAGATACCAGCAGAACTATTTTGATGACATTGGTGGTTTACAATGTTTAAGTGTTGGTATGAATTATTATCAAACTGACGAACTAGCTGAAATATATTATTACCACGACAAAAATATATTGAATAAATTAAAAGAAGAATATATATCATCTATTCATTTATTAGATAGAGATACACAAAAATATGATAGAATAGCCAAAACAAAACAAAAATATTTAGATTATTTAAAGGAAAAAATTTATGATAGATAATATAGTTGTAGTTGGTGGTGGAACTTCGGGTTGGCTATCTGTATGTAATTTACTTTTTAGAATACACGAATCTAAAAATATTAATATAACTGTTATTGAGTCTCCTGATGTTCCTATCATAGGAGTAGGTGAATCAACGACAGGTAAAATGCACGATATAATAAACCACTACGACCATTTAAAATGTGAAAAAGAATTTTTAAAAGAAACTGGTGCCACTTTCAAATATGGTATTAAACATATTGATTGGTATAAAAACAATGATTCTTTTTTAAGTCCTATTGGTTCAGATTTTGAAAATGATACAACATATCCAAGTAGAGATTATGATTACTTTAGAATATATCACGTTGCCGAAAACAAAAAGTATGAAGTACCTATACAAAATCAAATGATGTTACAAAACAAATTATATCCTATTGGTGAGCATAACTATGATGTCACTTATCATATAGATGCATATAAGACAGGTGAGTTTTTAAGAAAAAAATGTTTAGCAACAGGTAGAGTAAAACGAATTGAAGCAACAATAGAAAATGTTAATTTAAATGATTTAGGTGGTGTTAAAAGTTTAGATTTAAGTAATGGTGAAAAAATAAATGGTGATTTCTTTGTTGATTGTACAGGTTGGGCAAAGGTATTAATTGATAAAGTTGGTGCTAAATTTAAATCATATAGAGATAATTTATTAGTAAATAAGGCAATAGTATTTCCAAGACCAACAAAAGAAAATGAAGTTATAAAAAATCATACTGTAGCAACAGCTAGAAAATATGGGTGGACTTTTGATTTACCTTTACAAAATAAAGTTGGTAGAGGTTATGTATTTAATGGTGATATGATAAGTGTTGATGATGCTATAAAAGAAATGAACGATTGTTATGATGAAGAAATAGATGTTAAAAAAGTTATAGATTTTAAAAGTGGTCGTTTAGATAAAATGTGGATAAAAAATGTTTTGGCTACAGGATTAAGCGCTAGTTTTTTAGAACCGTTAGAGGCAACAGCAATACATACTACAATATCTCAATTTACACATTTTATGGAAAATTATTTTACAGAAGATTTAAACTTATACGATAAAAGTTTACAAAAACAATACAATGATTATATGACAGGTTATGTAGATGACATAAGAGATTTTATTACCTTTCATTATATTACACCTAGAAAAGATACAGAATTTTGGATTGAATCATCAGACCCTAAAAGATGGTCGGATGAATTAAAAAAGAAAATGTATATATGGCAAAATAAAATGCCAAGACAAATAGACTATCCACATAAAGGTGTATGGTATGGTATAGGTAATTCATTGTGGTTACAAGTTGGTATGGGTATGAATTTATTTGATAGTGGCATTGCTAAAAAAGAACTAAATTATTATGGTCTTTATGATAAAGCAAAAACAGATTATGATTTAATAAAACAAAGAGCGACTGCTGTCGTTTCTAATTTACAAACAACAAATGAGGTGTACAACTCTTTATGAAAATAGCATTACTTAACGACACACACTTTGGTGTAAGAAACGATAGTCAAGCATTTAGAAACTATCAATTGAGATTTTATAACGAAATATTTTTTCCATATCTAAAAGAAAACAATATTAAAACACTTGTACATTTAGGTGATGTTGTTGATAGAAGAAAGTTTATTAATTTTCAAACTGCATCCGTTTTTAGAAAACATTTTTGGGATGTGTTATGGAAAGAGAAAATAGACACACATATAATTATAGGTAACCACGACACATATTATAAAAACACAAATGAAGTAAATGCTATTGAAAATTTATATACTAGTTTTGATGGAGTAAACGAACCATTTATATATACTGGTCCTAAAGAAGTTGAGCTTGGTGGTTGTAATATATTATTTTTACCTTGGATATGTGATGATAATTATGAAGACAGCATCCATGCATTAGATAGTGCAACTGCTAGTGTTGTTATGGGACACCTAGAGATAAAAGGTTTTGAGATGCAAAAAGGTATGATAAACGACCAAGGATTAGAAAAGAAACAATTTAAAAGATTTGAAAAAGTTATTAGTGGTCACTTTCATAAAAAATCAGATGATGGTCAAATATATTATTGTGGTGCTCAATATGAAATGACTTGGTCAGATTACAAAGACCCAAAAGGTTTCCATATTTTTGATACAGAAACTAGAGAGTTAACAAGAGTACCTAATCCATTAAGAATACATAAAAAATTAATTTACAATGATAAAGAAACTAACTATGCAAATATAAACCTTTCAGAATTTGAAGACAGCTTTGTAAAAATATTTGTTGTAAATAAAACAGATGACAATATGTTTAATAATCTATTAGACAATATGCATAATAAGATAAACACACACGAAATAAATGTTATTGAAGATTTAAACTCTGACGTAACAGCAAGTGTAAGAGAAGATATATTAGATCAAGGTGAAGATACACTTACGTTTTTAGGTAATTATATAGATCAAGCAGATACAGAATTAGATAAACAAAAACTAAAAGGTGTAGTAAAAGAATTATTTGTAGAGGCAAGTGAAAGATGATTGTATTTAAAAAATTACGTTGGAAAAACTTTTTATCTACTGGTAACAATTATATAGAAGTAGAATTAAACAAATCACAAACAACACTAATAATTGGTCCAAATGGTTCTGGTAAATCTACTTTACTAGATGCTTTATGTTTTGCTTTATTTAATAGACCATTTAGATTGATAAAGAAAGAACAAATTATAAACACAATAAACACAGCAGATTGTTTAGTAGAATTAGAATTTACTATAGGTAGAAAAGAATATAAAATTATTAGAGGTATTAAACCAACCATCTTTCAAATATATTGTGACGGCACTTTACTTAACCAAGAAGCGTCAACAGTTGATTATCAAAATGTATTAGAAGATCAAATACTAAAATTAAATTATAGAGCTTTCAAACAAGTTATTATATTAGGTTCTTCAGCATATCAACCATTTATGCAGATGAGACCTAGACATAGACGTGAGGTTGTAGAAGAAATATTAGATATTAGAGTGTTAACTCATATGGACATATTGTTAAGAAACCAACAAACAGATTTATCAAACAAAATAACTGAAGCCAAACATCAATGTGATTTAATTGAATCAAAGTATGAATTAGAAAATAAACATTATACAGAACTCAAAAATAGAAGTACAGAAGACCTTGATGTAAAAAGAAACTCATTAGATAAAATAAAAGAAGATAAAAGAAAATATTTAGAAGATGTACAAAAACTAGACAATGAATATAAGTCATTAGAAGAAGATACAAAAGACAAACAAAAAGTAGAAAAAAAACTTAAAGAGCTAGAAAAAATAGAAACTAAAATTGAAACGAATCTTAAATCACACGAAAAGAATTTAAAGTTTTTTGAAGATAACGATTCGTGTCCTACTTGTACTCAACAAATAGAGCCAGAGATTAGAACAGAAAAGACACAATACGAAAAGGGTAAGATTACTACATTAAATCAAGGAATGAAACAATTAGTAGAAGAAATAACAAAAACCGAGAATAGATTGAATGACCTTGACAAAATCTCAAAAAGGATGTATGATATACAGATAGATATGTCAAAAATAACTACATCTGTTGATGAGTTAAAAAAGTATTCTGACAATCTACACAATGAAATTGTAACATTAGAAAGTAAAGATAGTGATACAAAAGACATTGAAGAACAGTTACAAAAGTTTAAAACAGAGTTAGAACAAACTAAAACTGATTTAGATAAAGTAATTGAAGAAAAAAAATATGCTGATGTAATTAGAGAAATATTATCAGATAAAGGTGCTAAAGCTAAGATTATTAAAAAGTATCTTCCGATAATGAATACTTTAATAAATCAATATCTACAACAAATGGATTTCTTTGTTTCTTTCCATTTAGATGAAGAATTTAAAGAGACAGTAAAAAGTAGATTTAGAGATACCTTTGATTACAATAGTTTTAGTGAAGGTGAAAAAATGAGAATAGATTTGGCGTTAGTGTTTACTTGGAGAGCTATTGCTAAAATGAAAAATAGTACAAATACAAACTTAATGATACTAGATGAAATATTTGATAGCAGTTTAGATGGTCAAGGTACAGATGACTTCTTTAAAATTGTTAAGGGTATGACAAAAGAAAATATCTTTATTATATCACACAAAGGCGATATACTATTTGATAAATTTACAAACATAATTAAATTTGAGAAAGAACACAATTTTACGAGGTTACAGAATGTCTAAAAAAGAATATAAGTTGATACCACCAACTGATCCTAGAGTGTTGTCAGCAGTAGCACCATTTACAGATGATATGTTAAAAGAGCATGGTTTTAAAGATAGAAAAGAATTATCTGATACACTATTTGAAACAATGTTTAAATTTGGTGGTATAGGATTATCAGCAAATCAAATAGGATTACCATTTAATGTTTTTGTTATGGGTGGTCATCCTGAATTAGAAAAAGGATTAAAAGTAACTTGTTTCAATCCTATCATTATACAAAGAAGTGAAGAAACTGTTGTAATGAAAGAAGGATGTTTAACTTTTCCATTTGTATTTCTATCTTTGACAAGACCTCGTAAAGTCACAGTAAAATATGAAGATGAAAAGGGTGATCTAAAAGAAGCATACTTTGATGGTATGATGAGTAGAATCTTTCAACACGAACACGACCATATGATGGGTAAAGTATTTGTTGATGGTGTTAGTAAAATGAAACTTGATAGAGCTTATAAGAAAGCTGAAAAAGAAATGGATAGATTAAGAAAATATCAAAATGCAGTCAAGTCAAAAAAGTAGATTATTAAGAAATGGACTTATGGTACAAGAGTTAGAAAAACCAGTTACTCTAAAGATACACACAAAGTGCCCTAGGAAATGGATGATAACAGATTTAGAAACAGGCGAAAAATATAAAGCCACAGGTGAAACAAAATTATATAAGATGTGGAAAAAGTATGAGTAACTATAAACCTTACAAATTAAAAGACGTAATAGATAATTCAAACAAAGAATTATTTACTGTCATATCTACCTTTGCTGGTGGTGGTGGTTCTTCTACTGGTTATAGATTAGCTGGTGGTAAGATATTATGTGTAAATGAATTTGTTGAAGCAGCAGTAGAAACATATAAATCAAACTATCCAAACACACCTGTTTTACCAGATGATATAAAACAATTAAAAGGTGAAGATTTTTTAAAGATTGCTGGTATCAAAAAAGGTGAGTTAGATATATTAGATGGTAGTCCACCTTGTTCAGCGTTTAGTACAGCAGGTAAGAGAGAGAAAGGTTGGGACCAAACAAAGACTTATTCAGATGGTAAACAAGTTGAAAATATAGAAGATTTATTTTTTGAGTTTACTAGAATTACAGGTGATATAATGCCTAAAGTTGTTATTGGTGAAAATGTGGCTGGTATTACTATGGGTGAAGCAACAGAATATAGAAATAAAATTATTAATGAATTTGATAAACTAGGATATGAAACAGTCTATAAAGTATTAAGTGCAGCAGATTTTGAAACACCACAAGATAGAAAGAGATGTTTTTTCGTGGCTGTTAGAAATGATATAATGGAAAAGGCAGGTTTAAACTTTATGACTTTAGAAAGTGAGATATATCCAGAGCCTAAAACACCTAAACATATATCAATTAAATCAGCAATAGATGATTGTAAAAACGATCCTGAACAAGAAAAAGAACTATTTGAATATGTACAAAAGGGCTTTCAAAAGAAGTGGATAGAGTTATTAGAATTTAATCCTAAAAGACATAGAAAACCAAGTGATATTGATTTCATAGACATTAATCCTAAAAGATCAATGTTTAATATGATTAGACCTTGTCCTGATTTACCTAGTCCTACATTGACACAAAGGGGACAACAAATGAGTGTATCAGGTGTATTTCATTATGCCAAAAATAGAAAACTTACAATACCAGAATTAAAAAGACTTATGGGTTTACCTGAAGATTTTAGACTAGAAGGTAAATTTGATAAACAAGCTGAAAGAATCGGTCGTATGGTTGCCCCTCTAATGATGAAGAATCTGGCGGCAAATATATACGAAAAAGTGATAAAAAGAACAAAGTAAGAACATTTATATTAAATAAGTATTGATTTTACTAGCCAAATTAAACCTTGACATTTAGAGGGTTCCTGATATTATGGCTATATGACTAAACTAAATTTTACTACTAAAAGCCAACTGGCTAAATTACTCGCTACAGAAAATATCATTGTAGAACAAAATCAAGTTAGAACTGCATCATTTGATACATTAAATCGTATCTTAACTATTCCTATTTTCAAATTTGAAAGTGGTGATGTTTATGATATGTTAATTGCACACGAGGTATCACACGCTTTATATACTCCAGCTGATGGTTGGAAAAAAGTTGAAGATGATGAGTTAAGATCATATGTAAATGTATTAGAAGACACTAGAATTGATAGACTTATACAAAAGAAATATCCTGGTGTTATTACAAATTACTTGAATGGTTTTACAATTCTAAACAAAAAAGATTTCTTCGGTATCAAAAGTAAAAACATCAATACAGATTTGATGTTAATTGACAAAATTAATTTGAGAAGTAAATCGTCAAATAGATTACCATTTAAATTTACAGATGAAGAACAAATATGGTTGAATAAAGTTGATGACCTAAAAACTTTCAAACAAGTTGTTGGTCTAGCTAAAGATATGTTAGATTGGCAGAAGAAAAAACTTGAAGATATGAAAAAATTACCTGACTTTGATGAGCACGTAATATCTAAAAATTATGAATTGACTCAAGGACCTGACGGTGGTGAAGGTGACGGTGAAGGTAAAGAAGTTGATAAACAAAAAAATGTATCCCAAGGTAAAGAAGAATCTAGTGACAATTCAGATCAACCAGCAGTAGGTGATAAGACTGCTAAAGATGATGATAAAAAAGAAGGTAATGCATCTGGTGGTAATGTTCCTGAAGGTGGTGGTGATAAAACTGATAAATTGTCAGCGATTACTGATAAAGCTTTTGAAATACAAAAACAAACTTTATATGATGGTGAAAAAAAATATACTTATGTTAGTTTACCAAAACCTAAACTAAAAAATATTATTGTTTATAATAATGAGTTTAGAGATATGTATAGAAAATTTATCAAAAATGAAATCAAAACTCATACAGGTAATCAGTGGTATTACCAAGAGTTGAAAAAAGATTTTACAAAACATAAAAACGAGATGAAAAGAACAGTTATGTATTTGGTAAAAGAATTTGAGATGAAAAAATCAGCAACTGCATACAAAAGAGCTTTGACAGATAAGACTGGTATTATTGATCCTCTTAAATTAAAAAATTACAAATTTAGTGATGACATATTCAAAAGATTAACAATCTTACCTAATGAAAAAAATCACGGTATGATGATGTTACTTGATTGGTCAGGTTCAATGCAAGATTGTCTAATGAAAACTGTTGATCAGTTATTGAATCTTGTTTGGTTCTGTCAAAAAATTAGAATACCTTATGATGTTTATTTCTTTACAAGTGAAATGGAAAGAGATGACTTTCCAAGAAGATCATCTTTTTTGAGTGCAGATACAGCTACTAAAGATAAAAATACAGCATTTGAATTTAAACACGGTAGTTTAAACCTAGATCACGTTAGATTAGTAAACATTGCTAATCACAAAATGAAATCAAAAGCTGTTGACGAATCATTGATGTATTTGTATTCTATGGGTCAATATTTTGGTGAAAGATATAGTTGGTCATACAGAAGTGGTAGACAACACTATTCACAAAATCATTTTGGTATACCTAGAGAATTTTGGTTAGGTTCAACACCATTGAACGAAGCTTTAGTTGCTTTTTCAGAAATGGTACCTCAATTCAAAAATACTTATAGAGTAGAAAAAATGACTTTGATTACACTTACAGATGGTGGTGCTAATTCATCTGGTGGTAAGTGGATACAATCAGATACAGGTTGGAATATTGAGGATACTTATTCTGGTGAGATGGTTCTAAAACATAATGGCAAGTATTACAAACCAGATACAACAAACATTTATGCTAGTGGTAAGTTAACGACTCATATGTTAAACGTAATGAGAACAGAACACAATGTTAATACTATTGGTTTCTATATTCTTAAAAGAGTAAGAGGTTGGGATGGTGAAAAATACTTTCCATCTTATGGTAAAGACACTATTAAAAGAAAAAAACAATTTACAAAAGATAAAGTTGTTACACATAACGAGCCAGGTTACAATCAATTCTTTGTAGTCAATGGTAAGAGTATGGATGTACAGAACACCGATTTAGAGGGTATCAAACCTGACTTGAAAACTGGTAAGATTAAACAATTATTCAGTAAAAGTATGAAAGGTAGAATCACTAGTAGGGTGTTATTAAACAAATTTATTGAACAGGTGGCTTAAAAATGACGATATATCTAGCAATTATCTATATTGACTTTCATTTAAAATCCCTGTATAATAAGTGTATAATCATTAATAAAGGAGGACTAAAATGATTGAGTTGAACAAAGTACAAACGGAACAAGTAACCGTTTTATATGATGTCTATAAAAAAGACATTTTAACTAGGGCAGAAATTAATGCCGTAGTAAAAAAGGGTAAAATAAAAAACCCATCTTGGCTGAAAACAGACAAGTATAAAGTTGACAGAGGTTGTTACAAATTACCTCTTAACAATACTGAAGATAATAATAAAGTTGATGATAAGGTATTAGATGACGCTCCTAAAAAACAAGAAGCGGCATATATCGTTTCATCTCTTACAGGTGATATAGTACCTAAAAAAGATAAGGTGTTTGTACCTTTTGGTAACTATTCAGATGTTAAGAATATTATCAAATCAGGTCAATTCTATCCTTGTTTCGTAACAGGTTTATCTGGTAATGGTAAGACTATGGCTGTTACTCAAGCTTGTGCTGAGATGAAAAAAGAATTGATAAGAGTTAATATCACAATTGAAACAGATGAGGATGATCTATTAGGTGGTTATAGACTTAAAGATGGTCAAACTGTTTGGCAGAATGGTCCAGTAATTGAGGCTATGGAAAGAGGTGCATTACTTTTACTTGATGAGATAGATTTGGCAAGTAATAAGATTATGTGTTTACAACCTATCCTTGAGGGTTCTGGTGTCTTTGTTAAGAAGATTAACAAATTCGTAAAACCAAAAGCTGGGTTCAATGTGATTGCAACTGCTAACACTAAAGGTCAAGGTTCCGAAGACGGTAAATTTATCGGTACTAATATCTTAAACGAAGCATTTTTGGAAAGATTTCCTGTGACGTTTGAACAGAAATATCCTACTTCAAAAATTGAAAAAAAGATATTGACTAATACATTAAAGGCCGCTGGTAAGTCAGACGTTAAGTTTGTAGAAAAACTTGTCACTTGGGCTGATGTCATTAGAAGAACCTTTTTTGATGGTGGTGTAGATGAGATTATCTCTACTAGAAGATTGGTACACATAACACAAGCTTATGCAATCTTCGGTGATAAAATCAAAGCTATTCAGTTATGTACTAATAGATTTGATGATGATACAAAAAATTCATTTGTTGAATTATATACAAAGGTAGACTCTGGTTCTAGTTTAGAGGATATTCTAAAAGAACAGAATGAGGCTGACCTTTCTCAACAATTGGAATCGGAGGATGATAGTGACTCTGATGACACAGATGCAGATCAATCTGCAAGTGTGTATAACTAACCTATCAGTTTAGTCCTCAGTGGGTGGGGTAAAATCCACCCACACTTTTGGACAGAAAGGAGTAACATTGACAGGTATAAAAATAGAAGTAAGAAATAACAACGTAGAAAAAGCCATTAGAATTTTGAAAAAAAAACTTATGAAAGATGGTGTCTTAAAAGAATTAAAAGCTAGACAATATTATGAAAAACCATCTGACCGTAGAGTCCGTAAGAAAAAAGAAATGATTGCTAATTGGAAAAAGAAGCAAAGACTATTAGAGAAATTTAAAGATTAAAGAATTTACGCCCTTTGATCCCTTATATATATTGTAGTCAAGGCAGTTCATAAGTCCTTGATGGCGTAAATAAGCCGACTTCGTTCGGCGTTGCTAAGGTGAGGTTTGGCAGTTTCACTCCTTGATAAAAGAAACTGCCCTTGTATTTTTATAATTAATGATTATATAAATACTAATACAACGCCTTATAGGGTTGTATGTTAGAAATCTTGCTTAACAAAGGAGGTTATAATGACTAATAAAGCACTTTCTATTTTTAATCAATTAAGACCACTATCCGTAGGATTTGATGATGTATTTGACCATTTTGAGTCAATGTTTGACGGTCCCACTTTAACGCTAGGGTCTAATTACCCACCATACAATATCGTAAAAACTGGTGATAATAAATTTGATATTGAGGTCGCACTTGCTGGTTTCAATAAAAAAGATATTAATGTTACAAGTGAAAACGGTATGTTGACTATCGAATCAAAAGAGGATGAGAAGTCAAAAGATAAAGACGGTGAGGTATTGCATAAAGGTATATCTAAAAGATACTTTAAGAAATCTTTTACAATCGCTGATGATGTTGAAATCAAAGGCGCTGAATTAAAAGATGGTATGTTAAGAGTATCAATGGAAAAGATAGTACCAGAAGCGAAAAAACTAAAGACTATTCAAATTAAATAGTTAAAAATAGAGAGGCCGAGAACGCATTGACATTTTCGGCCTCTTATTATATAATGGAGTTATATTATGAAATACGGTGAAGATACAATATTGAAAGAGATTGGTGATTATATAGAATCAACTTATAGTCAGCATTATTCAACCACAAAAGACGGTTTCCAAGTACAGGATATGTTAAGACAACTTGACATTGATAAAGATTTTTGTCAAGCAAATGCTATTAAATATCTTTGTAGATATGGAAAAAAAGCTGGATATAATCGTAAAGACTTATTAAAAGCAATTCACTATATAATTTTATTAATGTCATCCATTGATAATGACTATATAGAAGATGTGACTGGTAAACCTGTAGAAGTTTCTGTAGGAAACTTTGACTATTCAGGTGTTAACCATAATGAGTCATAATATATTATTTTAAATTATGAAGGAGATGAAATGAATATTACGAGTGATACACTTTCGGTTTTAAAAAATTTTTCTGAAATCAATCAGAACATTTTATTTAAACCTGGAAATAAGATAAGTACAATATCTGCTATGAAAAATATATTAGCAGAGGCAGAAGTTACAGAGAACTTTGAATCAGAATTTGGAATTTATGATTTACCAGAGTTTTTGAGAGCAGTAGAGTTATTTGAAAAACCTGCATTCAAATTAAATGGTGGTGAGTATGTAACAATCGCTGACGACAAAACAAAACAATCAATCAAATACTTTTTTGCTGATAAATCAGTTATCGTTGCGCCATCTAAAGGTATTAATATGCCAGATAAGACAGTGGCGTTTACTCTTAAAAAAGATGACTTTGGTAAATTACAAAAAGCTGTAAACACTTTAAATTTACCTGATGTTGCTGTTAAGGGTGATGGTAAAACAATTTCTTTAGTTGCACTTGATAAAAAGAATAAATCGTCAAATGATTATTCAATCAATATCGGTGAAACAGATAAGAAGTTTACTGCATATTTTAAAGCAGAAAACTTTAAAATCATATCAGACGATTATGATGTTGCTATTTCAAAAGCTAAAATTAGTAACTTCATTAACAGAAACAAACCTATAAAATACTGGATTGCATTAGAACCTGACTCGGAGTTTTAAATGAGTGATAGAGAATTTGTCCCTATGACACCAGAAGAAGAAGATCAAACTGCTGGTGTACAAAGAGATGAAAATGGTAATGTGATTTCAGAACAAACTGAAAATAATGATAATGAATAACTTGAGGTTTATATTATGTCAGACTTTTTATGGGTTGAAAAATACCGTCCTAAAAAAATTAGTGAGTGTATTCTTACAGAAGATTTAAAACATACATTTACTGAATTTCTAAAACAAAAAGAGATACCTAATCTGTTGTTATCAGGTAGTGCTGGTACAGGTAAGACTACTGTTGCCAGAGCATTATGTGAAGAACTAGGTGCAGATTATATTATAATAAATGGTTCAGATGAAGGCCGTCAGATTGATACGTTAAGACACAAAATCAAAAACTTCGCTGCAACTGTATCTCTTACAAAAGAATCTAATCACAAAGTTGTTATTGTAGATGAGGCAGATTATATGAATGCTGATAGTGTTCAACCTGCTTTAAGAAATTTCATTGAAACATTTTACAATAATTGTAGATTCATATTTACTTGTAATTATAAGAACAAAATCATACCAGCGTTACATAGTCGTTGTACGGTGATTGATTTTCGTATTACTAATGGTCAACGAGTAAAGACTGCTACTGCCTTCTTAAATCGCCTAGAAACTGTCTTAAAGGGTGAGAATATAGGGTTTGAGAAGAAGATACTAGCAGAACTAATACAAAAATACTATCCTGATTTTAGAAGAACAATAAACGAATTACAGAGATATTCTGTAAGGGGTAAGATAGATAGTGGTATTTTGTTTAGTTTATCAGAGGCGAATACTAAAACTCTCATTGTAAAACTTAAAGAAAAAGACTTTAATGGAATGAGAAAATGGGTGATTCAAAATTTAGATAAAGAACCATCATCTCTTTTTAGTAGTGTCTATGATGTATTGTATAATCATTTAGAACCTAAATCTGTTCCACAAGCAGTATTAATTATTGCTGGATACCAATATAAATCAGCGTTTGTAGCTGACCAAGAGATAAATATGGTTGCGTGTTTAACCGAAATAATGGCAGGATGTAAGTTTAAATGAGTTTATATTTAAGAAAATTAATCGTTAAATTAAGAATGTTTTACTGTGACCTACGAGGACACCACGGCAAGAGATGGAACTACGAACCAGGTGACCACTATATGGGCAGAGGAATTGATAGAAGACGAAGAAATGGAAAAAGTTAGTTACTTTAGTTTGTTTCCCAAACTAGTGTATTCATCTTTTTTAGGTAGAGATTTTACTGGAACTGAAAAAGAATACACAGAGATTTTAAGTAGGAATACTAATAGAAATAGTAGTAATTCCATATCACAAAATATCAATGTGTTGGAACACCCTGCGTATGCCGATATTAAAAATTGGATAATAAAAAATTTAAATAATTATAGAGATAACATATTAAATCCAAAATTTGATATGGAAATTTATTTAACAGAGTCTTGGGTAAATTATACTAATCAAAACGAACAACATCATCCTCATAAACACTCAAATAGCTATTTGAGTGGTGTGTTTTATTTGAATGCAATTGATGACGACACCATACAATTTTTTCAGGATGAGAATTTATTTGATATTGAAACGAATAAGTATAATTTATACAATTGTCCAACTTGGAACTATCCAGTAAGCACAGGTCAATTAATTTTATTTCCATCTGGTATTAGACACGGAGTTGCTATGAATCCACAAAATAAAACTAGAATAAGTTTGGCATTCAATACTTTTTTAAAGGGTAAAATATCAGATACAAGAACAATAGGATTGAAAATATAATGTATGAATTGAAAGATTATTTAAAGGCAATAAACGAAACAAAAAAGCCTTTGTTAGATTCGGATGATATTACTTGGGAAAAGAAATATCCACCATATGTAATTAATCGTTGTTTATCAATGTTCTATGACACATTAATGGCAGCAAATGAAATCAATGGTTTTCACTTTTTACCAAAGAAACTACAATTTCATTTTTTACTAAATAGTGTTAGGAAGAAAAAAAGATTTGGAGGCAAGTGGCTTTCTAAATCTAAAATTAACGAATTAGAATTTGTTAAAAATTATTATGGATATAGTAACGAGAAAGCGAGAGAGGCTCTAACAATACTATCCAAAAAACAAATTGAATGTATTAAACAGAAGTTAAATACAGGTGGGAGAAAAAGATGAGTGATGAGATTAAGTGGTCTCCAGAGGATATGTTAGAGGTCACTATAAACAAACCTGATGACTTTTTAAAAGTCAGAGAGACCTTAACTAGAATTGGTGTAGCAAGTAGAAAAGATAAAACATTATTTCAATCTTGCCATATATTACACAAGCAAGGAAAATATTTCATAGTACACTTTAAAGAGTTATTTGCTTTAGATGGTAAAACATCTACATTATCAGAAAACGATATACAAAGAAGAAACACAATAGCAGTATTATTACAAGATTGGAATTTGATTGACGTGGTTAAAAAAGAAGCTACTAACAACAAAGCTCCATTAAGTCAGATAAAAGTTTTACCTTTTAAAGAAAAGAAAGAATGGAATTTATCAGCAAAATATAATATTGGTAAAAAAGTTGAAAAGACTGAAGATGAGAAGTAAATGCAAGTACCAAAGTTTAGAGAATTTATCACAGAAACAGATGTAGGTCGTAAAGACAAACCTATGACAGTTGCTATTGTAACGATAGCAGATTCAAAAGACCCTAAAGAAAATACAACTGCTGATCTTATACAAAAGGCGTGTAAGAAAAAAGGTATAAAATGTATTATAGTAAATACTAAATCAACAATCATCACACAAAAAGACGAAGATAAAAATACTTTAACCGTATATAACTATGACGGCAAAAATGCTGAACATACATTTACTGGTAGAGATACTGTTTGCATAGTTAGAGGTGGCGCACTTGAAGATGAAGCTGGTTTATCTATCATCTCTGCTTTTCAAAACTCACAAGCATTTATGATGAATACTAGAGCAGCAATGTTAACCTGTGATAACAAACTTACAACTGCATTACTATTTGAGAAATATGGTATACCTACACCTAGAACAGCTTATGTTTCAAACGAGAATAATATTAAAACAGCATTAGATATGATTGGTGGTAAATTTCCAATCATTTTAAAAACATTAACAGGAACTCAAGGTGTTGGTGTAATTAAAATAGAAAGTTACGAAGGTCTTGTAGCTACACTACAAGCGATGTGGAAACTAGAGGCAGAAGTATTAATACAAGAATATATGCCTAGTGATTTTGATGTAAGAACTTTCTGTGTTGATAATAAAATATTTGCTAGTACAAAAAGAAGTCACAGCAGTTATGACTTTAGATCAAATACACATAGAGGTGCAGAGGCAGAACCTTACATATTAAGTAAAGAAGAAAAAGAATTAGTTTTAAAAGCATCTAGAGCATCTAAAGCGTATATGGTTGGTGTTGACCACATCATATATAAAGGTAAACCTTACTTATTAGAAATCAATGGTAGTCCAGGATCAGGCGCTGATTACGAGGGTTATCAACACAAAGATTACTATTCAGATTCAGAACCAGCTGGTAGAATAGATGGTGAAAAAATGATGTCCAATGTAATAGATTGGGTACAAGACAGAGCACATTGGGATAGACAATCACTTGTAGAATGTGGTTGGTTAGAAACAATTGACCTAGAAGAAGTAGGTAAAGTAAGATGTAAATTTGATACTGGTAATGGTT